GTTCTTTGCACCAGACCAAACGCAAAAGTTCTTGTCACTTCAAATACTGCTGACCAGTCTAAGAATACACTTTGGCAGCCTTTAAACAAGATTCTGAAAGCTTCAAAAGTTGCTGACTGGTTTCAAGGTAATTCAATGAATATATGGTTTAAGGGAAATCCAGAAGGACCAAATATTCAAAGGCTGATTTGGTCAGAACATAATGTTGAAGCAGTTTCTGGTTATCATAGCACCAATATGATTTATTTGTGTGATGAAGCTTCAAAATATCCTAATGTGGTCATAGAAAACCTTTATGCTAGTTGTACGGAAACTTGGAACAAGATGTTCTTGTTTTCAAATCCAACAAGAAATTCTGGTTATTTTTATGATACTGCTGAAAAACCAGCTTGGACCTTTCACGAAATTGATTCAAGGTCTTCAAAACATACAGACAAGAGCAAGATTCAAGAACTGATTGATGAAAATGGTGAAGATTCTGATGTTGTCAGGGTTCAAGTGCTTGGAAAGTTTCCAAGACTTTCAGCTACAAATATTATTTCTGATGATATTGTAAGAAAATCAATGTCAGCAGCAAAGCCAAATATAAAAGCAAACTATGTTGTTTCAATTGGTCTTGATGTTGGTGGAGGTGGAGACCCTTCAGTTTGGTTCATAAGAATTGGCTTGTGGTGTGCTGAAATTGTGAAACTTAATACTGAAGACCAAGAAACAATTATTTCAAAGTCAGTCCAGCTTGTGGAAAAATACAAAGCAGATTTTCTTTGTTATGATAAAACTGGAATTGGACACTTTTTAGGTGGTCCACTTTCCCAAAGAGTCAAGCAAACTTGTCAAGTTATAGGTGTGCAAAAAGGTGAAGCAAGTCCTGAACAAGATTGTGTGAAAAAAAGAGACTGGATTTACAGAAGATTTTCTGACTGGTTCAAAGCTGGTGGTGTTATTGGTCAAAGACCAGAAATCAGAAGACAACTTCTAGTGACTGAATTTTTCTATGATATTAATGGAAAAATAAAACTAATTTTAAAAGAACTGATAAAAAAAGAACTTAATGGTCAATCACCAGATGAAGCTGATGCTGGTGCTTTGTCTTGTGGTTATGTTGGTGACTTGATTCACCAGCCTTTTAATCGTAAAATATCAGAATCAACACTTGCTTCTGATTTATTGGAGTCTTCAAAATGGTAGATGAAGAATATTTAACTGAAGCTGAAAAAGCAAAACAAGATGAACTTGCAAAGGTTTCTTCAATTAAAAAGATAATTGACAGAGATGAATCATTTTTCAATTCAATTTATAACAGATGCAAGAATGACCAGAAAATCTTAAATGGAATTGATGGTTCACAATTTACTGATGCAGATAAAACTTCAAGGGGTGATTCAAGGGCTGAATTTCAGTTTCCATTGCTTGACAAGTTTGTTGAACAAATTCTTGGAAATTATAATTCTTCACCTTATGGAATTGAATATTCTGCACTAAGACCTGAATTGAAGGACAAAGCAAGACTTCTGTCAATGATAGTCAAAGGGATTGAATCAAGGTCAAATGCCAAAGATGTTTACAGAACTGGTTTGAGAAATATTGCTGGTGTTGGTTATGGATATGTTCATTGCTTGACTAAATATGCAAATGAAGAAGATGAATCACTTGATGTTGATGTTAGGCTTGAAGCAATTGCTGATTATACTTCAGTTCTTCCTGATTCACTTTCAGTTGCAGTTGATGGTTCAGATATGAATCATATTAGCTGGGTTGATTATATAAGCATTAAAGAAGCTGGTGACACCTATGGAAAAGATGTCATTGATGAAGAAGGTTCAATGTTTGATTCGCAGCTTCACCAGTATTCACAAGGAAATGTTGTTCCAGTTGTTGTTCATTATGAAAAAATAAAGAAAAGAAAAACAATTCATATTCTTCCAGATGGTTCAGTTTCAGAAGAAGCTGCTGAAGGTTCAAGGGAAAAGCAGCAAACAAAAACTTTTGTGCGAATGACAAAAATTGTTGGAAACAAAATTGTTCAAGAAACTGATATGGAAGGAATTAGAGACCTTCCAATTGTTCCTATTTATGGGCTTCCAGTTTTTTCTGATGGAAAAGTTCAAAGAGTTGGAATTACACATAGAGCAAAAGATTCACAAAGGCTTGTAAACTATTCAGGAAGTTTGACTGCTGAAAGATTAGCACTTTCACCAAAGGCAAACTACATTGCACCAATGTCAGCAATTGGACCTTTTAAAGAGCTTTGGAAGCAGTCAGCAAAAGCCACAATTCCTTTTCTTCCATATATTGATTTTGATGTTGAAACGCAAAGACAAATTGCACCACCTACAAAACAAGACACTTCTGTAAATATTGGTGATGTTGTTGCCAGTATGCAGATTCAAATGGACACAATGGAAAAAGTTATAGGAATGCCACAAGAAGGTATTGCTGGAAATGGTAATGTGGGTGAAACTGCTGAAGCTGCTATTCTTAAAGCAAAAGCAAGTGAAACAATTCTTTCAACTTTTTATGAAAATCTTTCTTCTTCAATTAAACAAGTTGGAAGGGTTGTCGCTCAAATGGTATCAGCTTATTATGATACACCAAGAGCAGTTCCAATTGTAGCCGATGGAAGTGCAGCAATTGAACAAATTGATTTTCCTTCACTTGGATTAATTCCAAATGAATTTGAAGTTTCAGTTTCTTCAGGTCCACTTCTAGCAACTCAAAGAAAAGACAATGCTAGACAACTTTTAGGTGTTGCACAAATTGCTGGTCCAGCTGGTCTTGGTTTGCTTCCAAAGATTCTTCAAAATATTGATATTGATGATGAAGACAAATATCTTGAACAATGGGCTGCAAATGTTGCAAAACAGAGCTTAAATGACAATAGTCAAGAGTTCCAGCAGTTGCAGCAGCAAGTTCAAGGAATGACACAAGAAAATGAAGCTTTAAAAATGCAAGTGAATGAATTGAATCAAGAATTAATTGAAGCAAGAATGTCGCTTGAAAAAGAACAAATCAAATCACAAACTGATATTATAAAAGCACAAATGTCAAATCAGAATAAGCTTCAAGTAGAACAAATGAAAATTGAAGGTGATGTTGCACTTCAAACTCAAAAAGGAATGCAAGAAAGGGAACAAGCTATTCTTGAAAATCAAGCTGAATTGAAAAAAATGATAGCTGAAGAAGAACTGGAGTTGATTAATCTTCAGAATCAATATACATTTTAAGTATCGGTGAACAAATGTGTACTGCTGCACACAATCAGTAGAAGCTATGGAAAGGCTTAATAATGTCCGATTTGAATGAGACTGAACATTCAGTCAATGGAAGCGACTTCACAAGTCGTATGAAAGAAATTGCTGCTGAAAATGACATTCAGCTAAATGATGGAATTGATGCAACTGAAGCACCAGAGGGTGAAGGAAGTGTTGAAGAAGTCATTGAAGGGCAATTGGAACAAGAAAGCACCATTGAAGGAAGTGACGAACCTTCAAATGTGGAATCAGATTCAGAAGATGTTCCAGCTGATTCAACTGAAGAATTACCAAAGGGTTTTCGTAAACAACTGCAAAGGAAAGAAAGGCAGCTTTTTAGGGAAAGAAAAGAACACGAACAAGCTATGAATCAGCTTAGAAGTGAATTTGAAGAACTTAAAAAGTCAACTCAAAAACCAAAGCAGAAGCTTACAAAAGAAAACTTTAGGAATACTGAAGAATATGTGAAGTATTTAGCTAATGAAGAAGCACAAAGCATTATTCAAAAGCAAAATGAATCACAAAGACTTCAGGAACAAAATCTTCAGAAATATGAAGAAATGAAGACTTCTTGGGAAGATAAGATTCAAAAGAATTTTACTGACCAAAAACAACTTCAAGAATATGCAGAAGCAGTTCAAGAATTTGGGAATCCTTCACAACACTTCAGTCAAGATGTCATTCAGTATATGTTGCAACACGAAAATGGACCAAAGATTCTTTATCATTTTGCAGAGAATCCAAGTAATGTTCAAAGGTTCAACAATATGCACTTGTGGGATAAGTTGTCTTATATTCAAAATATTTCAAATGGTTTTAGTGCTGAAACACCAAAACAAGTTTCAAAAGCACCAGCACCAGTTGGAAATTTAAAGAACAAGTCAACTATGTCTAAATCTATTGACGATATGAACGATGATGAATTACTGGCTAGATATAGGGAAAAAGGTCAGTCAATGTTCAGTTAAAAAAAGGATAAAGTAAAATGGCTTACAATTTTACAACAACTTCAGTTGCAGTTCCATTTGTCGCTGCTTTTGAATCTTCATTACCACTTCTTATGAACTCAAATAAACAACTTGACAAAGAGTTCAAAGAAGGTACTGGTGACACAATGACAATGATTATTCCAGACCACCCAGAAGTAACAGAAGGTGCAGCAGTTGCTGGTTCTTTGGCTTATCAGTCTGGAAGTGTTACATTGACTTTAACGCAAAACAATGTTGCAATTAATGCTTCAGCAGTTGTTAGGGCTTTGGACATTCACAATTTTGATGACCAAGTTGCTACACCTTATGGTGCAAAACTTGCTTCAAAAATTCAAAAAGGTGCAGCAGTTGACATTCAACGCAAAGCAGACCACCAGCTTGTTTTTGCTTCTGCTGATTTATTCAATGAAGTAGCTGATGCAATTGCAGTTATTGATGATGCAAGAAGCTATGGTGATAAATTTGGTATTGTTTCACCACAAATGTCAGCAAAAATTGCTTCTTCTGGTTTTAAATTCTTTAATCCTTCAAATCAAATTTCTTCAATCTTTAAGAAACGAGAGTTGGGTGAATTTCAGAATGCTATGTGGTACACAACTCCAGATGTTCCAGCACTTACAACTGGTACATTAACACTTACTGGTGCAGCAGTTGTAGGAACAACAATTTCAGCTGAAGGTTCAACTTCATTGAAAATTGATGATGCTGGTATTGCTGGTGGTGAAACAATCAAAGCTGGTCAAGCATTCACAATTGATGGTTCTGAAATGGTTGATATTTATGGTGAATCCATTGGTCAACTGGTTTCATTTGTAGCACAAGCAGATGCAACTGCAACTGCTGGAACAATTACAATTGTTGTTAAACCAATTTATTTTGTTAAACCAATGCAGAATGTTTCAGGAACTGAAATTACTGCTGGTGCTGCTGTAAACCAAGTTCACGAAGCCAATTCAAGATACTTAGGTGGTGTTATTTATGACAAGCAGTCATTCTTGTTTGGTTCAGCTAAACTTGCACCAATTTCTGGAACTGATGAAAAAACAATTACTGCTGGAAAAGCACTTGCAGTAAAATGCACAAAAGGACCAGATATTGCTAATGGCAGAGAAATTGTACGCTGGGATACTTTAACTGGAACACAACTTGTCCGTTCAAATTGGGCAGTTGCAATTTGGTTAAAAGTAGCTTAACAATCACCGAAGGACTGGAAGGGGTTTTCCCTTCCTTTCCTTTTCTTTTTTGGTATGAATAATGAAAAGAATAATTTATAGAATTGAAGACAATTGTGGAATCAAAGTTTCTGAAGAAGCTGCTGAAAAACTTCTGAAATCAAAAGACTTTCAAGAGTCACCAGTTAAAAGACCTTATAAGAAAACCATTGAACTAACAAAAGAAGAAGAAGAACTTCTTTTTGGGAAAAAGAAACAATCAAAAAGCAAAAAGGCTTCTTAATTACTGAAGCCTTTTTTGATGGAGT